TCTTCCTCATATTCTTTTATTAATTTTTCAAGATATTCTTTATAAAGCTCTTGAGAGTATCCTTCTTCTTCCAGACCTCTCACTGCATGATTAATGGCAATGGGGATTTGTTGAATAGCATCCAGATGATCGGTGTCAAAATCAATGTATTTCTTGCCCATACCTAAGATTTCATTAGTCTCTTCTTGTTCCTTGATATATTCTCGCCAATTTTCAAGCAGGAGTTTCATTTTCTTCCTCCTCTTTTTCTGGGTTCCTCTGCCACAATAATTTTGGATCACCAACTAGGGCTTCCGAATTCCAAATACATCCTGAAGCGACATCCCACGGGTAATACCATCCACTGTTGCTTAGGCGGAATTCCCAAAGGTATGGGCAAATCTCTATCCCATCCCAGTCGATGTCTGCAAGAAGCGGCCAATCAACCCAATCAATGCGGCGCGATGTATTTTCCTGATACGGTGCCCTAGCACCGAACTCGCGCTCGAAGTTCTCAAACTGTTCGGCATTGGTGATAACTTTCATAAATTCATCGTTTATTTCAAGCTCATAAACATAATTTACTTGGTCTAACCATTTGGGCATCTCTTGCGACATCCACTTAAGCCACGAATCGCCGCAGCCATACCAAACACCATTTGGTTTAGGCCCCTTGACTTGCTTAATGCCCGATGGAAAACCCTTCCACGGTTCGCTAAGTGCGAGAATTTTTTGCTCTGGCTTGATCTCTAAGTCAAGGGGAGAGGATCCCTCACTCCCCTCTTTGATATATTCTCGCCAATTTTCAAGTAGGAGTTTCATCTAACAACCTTCTGGTATTAAAAAATAATACCCATTCTTTGTGAAATCAGCCCTGTTTTTAATTTCAACATCTCCGTCGCCGCCTTCGCCAGTACCCATAAAGCCGGGAAAAGCAGTCACAAGAGATAAGACTGGCTTACCGGCTGCGGTGCCAATTACTGGAGCTATGACTGTAAGGCGATCTGTTACTTGTCCCGGATTTTGACCTTCTTTTTTAATTTTAATCATAGTTCCGTCTTTCATCTTGTAATCTTCAAGTTCGGCTATTTCTTCAGCAGATGACTTTACCAGTCGCTCCATTCCCAGCCTAGAGATGCCAGAAGGCACTGCCAACACTTTGCCAGCTTCGGGCGGCATTTCTTTTACAATCTTTAATATTGCCTCTTTAACCACATCATCATCTACCAAAAATAATGAACCGGGAAAACACTTGTCTCTATGTCTCTCGGCAATATGTGATACACCTGACATAAGAAAGTATCTGTCTCCCATATCATAAATCGTATCTGGTGTAGCATTAATCTTTCCCTTGAGGTACTGATTTCCATCTATAATTGCTTGTATTTTTTTGTACGGAACTTCAGCTTCCTTAATATATCCTCGCCAATTTTCAAGTAGGAGTTTCATTTTCTATTCTCCGGTAATTTTGATTCCAGAAATGAAATAAGAGATCTCACATCAGAACCGAGTGGTGGATGTACATCTGGAACAAAAGCGTGTAGTGCTTGCCCAACAGAGGCAACCAAAAGACGAGAACTCAAAGCCAAGGCATGTCGGCAATGAGTTAAGTAAGATTCGTTAACGTCTTTTAAGTGTCCCATAACTTATATAATTAGTTTGTTTTGGTTAATAAGTTTATTAATTTTGAGGCGTAGCTGTCAGGTTCTTTGTCGAATTCTTTTATTATCTCCTCTGGAGTATCATAGCGAAATTCAAACCGAGGATCTTCTTCATAATATTTCGTAACATCTGGAATAATTTGCCTCTGGGTAGCCTCGATCTTTGGAGAATAATATCTATAAAGTTTTGGGTTGTTTGTGTCTCGACCATTACGAGCACCCTTAATGCCAGCGTCTTTCATCATCTGTAGGATTTTAAACCTGGCCATTGTGTCAGAATATTCAAAATCTTTTACGTCATCTTGCTCAAGGTATGATACAGCCACAAGATCTTTCCTGACCCTTGCTGACTTTTGGCTTCCGAATCTGTCGGAGGGATAAAAGAAAACTTTCTTGATGAAGTCGTCTTGGGTATTAAGTAAGTCAAAGTCGTGCTCCATACCAGAGCGCACATCAAACCAGTCTAAAACTCGTGATTTTCTAACTTTCTTTTCTTTTATTGGAGGCAAACCAAACACATTAGCGTCATCAAAGATGATTAACTTATTAAATTCAAACATCGCAATGCGAGAACTAGAAGTAATCACCTTCAAAGTATCTCCCCTGATGTTTATCGAGCACCTTTTGTCTCCCATGGGTAACTGCCCAGACAGACCCAGCAAGAACGTTATTTCTTCGAACGTCTGAAGTTTGTTTTTTGTCGAGAATAAGGGCATTCCTTGTTCCAACATATCAAACCTAAAGGGAGCATCAACGCTTCCATTAACACAAGGGCACTTATTATAATAAGCATACACTTTAGCATTTAAACCACCTCCAATAACAATGGTGTCATACTGATATATATGCTTATTTAAAGTCAAGTTCCACTTAATCTTTTTTAATGCTTGTTTTTTAATATGTTCTTAATTCTGTTTTCGACTAGGATTTCTCCCTGGGTCTTAACAGGAGATTCTAGAAGAGGACTTCTTTTTGAAAGCTCCTCTCCTATCATCTTTTTTAAAATATTAATAAATTCTTTATTGTTTTGCATTTTTTTACCCTACGATTCCAAGAACATGGTTTTCTAATACTAAATAGACCGGACCAGCGCCAAAATCCACCTCTTCGATCATGTGACTCAAAACAACGATATCTTTGCCTACTGCCAAAGGTGGTCGAACTTCCGAAGAAATACTCTCAATTGTGACCTTCTCATAACGACTTTCTTCATGAAAAGACCCCTCTGGTAGTTCTATTAATGTCTGCTCTTTTTCTCTGCTTGGTCGTCTTGCTACTAGCAAGTATCTATTACATGGTGTAAAACTCATCTCTATCTCCATTTATTTGTTGTTGGTGCCCCGTAGGGCTTCTAAATATTCTTCTGGCATTTCACATGCCCCGCCAGCGCAAGCTGACTCCTGACCGAAATCAATATTGTCTTCCTGTTCACTCATCTCTTTCCAGTCTACATCTTTATATTCTTTGCTCAACTTTTCCCAAAGTTTAAGATTATAAATATCTTTGAGGCAGTAAGTCATCTTGCGAACTTCACCGTCAAAGTGACTATCTGCAAATTTAATTGCTGCGTTAATCCATTCTCTTTTGGCCCAGTTTGCCTGATGGATTGGCTCACCAACACCCAAGAGACAATCAGAAGCTGCCCAGAGATTTTTATCGAATGCCTCCAAACCCTGCTCGATGATGCCAGACGCAAAAAAGGCACCGTCGCCATACTCGCGATAAATATCTGTGCCGTAAGGAACAGCGCAGAAAGGAGCCTGTGGATAGTCCTTGTCTCCAGAATTAGGAATTAAGGAGATACCAGCAAAGTATTTTTTATTTTTATAAATATAGTCCTCAATCAGATCCCATTCATCTTGCCTGACGTGAATAGTGTTTGAAACATTGTGACTTAGCCATGGCTGTGTGCAAAGTTCTTTGTTGGTCCCATAGCGTACCCAGTTCTGTTGTGTTAGCTTGACGCTTTCTAGTAGCTTTGATGCATCGATTTGATTCTTTGTCTTTGCCCCTACTGGAACTTCGCACAGAAATGTAATGACTTCTGTTACTCCGTTAGGATCCCAAACTGAAGTTTCTACTGCACGAGGATTGATTTTCTTGAAATGTTGAACCGGATTTTCTTGGACATTTGCTTGAACTCTGCGAAAATATCTTTTTGCATGATGCGGGTGAATCCCACTAGCAGTCCCAAGAATACAACTCGTTGAGCCAGCTGGCTTAACGCAAGTTGTTCTAGCCGCTGGATTGATTCCAATAATGGCTGCAACCTCTTTATTAATATCTTTAACAATCTTTGCGCCGTTTCTTTGAATCTGGGGATCAAAAAGAACATCTGGATTGTCCATCATTCCCGTAATTGAAACACCCAACAGTGCCTCTCTTCTAGTGATTCTCTCTGTTGTTTCGCCAACGTAAGGAAAACTTGTGTAAGCAGCTTGAAGAGTACCAACAATTGCGGCAGCTTTGCATGCCTGATAGAACTTTTCTTCTGTATTTGCTCGCTTTCCATTTATCTCTGCTAGGTTGCAAAACTGCCATCCAGACTTGCCAGTCTCAACGTCTACTGGATACAATCCAATTTCCACACATGGGTTGAACCCCATCTCTGTGCTTTCTGCCCAAACGAAACCCGGTTCGCCGTATTCTTTAACACAAGACATCAATTTATTAAATGTTTCCTTGGAAGTCTCATCTCTGACCAGCAATGCGCTGTTATTTGACCTGCCCCTCTGTGGGTTTTCGATAAACCAGTTGCCTGTCTTAGCTGTTGCCATTTCTTCGTCTTCTGGTGAAAAGAGGGCAATTGTTGCAGAGCGACGGACACCGCCGGAAATAACAGCGTCGGCAGCATGCATTATAATATCATACACATCGAGAGGTCGCATTTTTACTGTTCTGGATTTTGAAAGACTTTTCTCAAAGATTGCTTCAATTTTATCGATAGAACGACGTAGACCATCTGGACCAGGAGCTTTAGAGCCAGAAGATAGGGGAGCACCTGCTGGGCGGATATTTGAGTAATCAAAAACCACCTTTTCGCCGATATACTCATCAAATTCTGGGATTCCACCCATATAGCTTGCAATAAGAACACCAATAGCATCGGCCCAACCCTCAATAGTATCTGGTACTAGATAGGTCTTTTCGATGATTTCTCCTCGTTTTGTTGCTGGAGGAAGCTGAGAAACGTGATGTTTCTGAACAGAAAATCCGATTCCGCAGCCGCAAAGAAGCAAGTACATCAATTCTTGAAATGCTCTTGGTCGATTGATGTGACCGAAGCCACAATTGTATACCCTAGCATTGTGTTTAAAAATCGGTGTTCCGCCAAACTGCAATATTCTTTGTGAGCCAAGAATATCCTTCTTAAGAACCGCTGCCTCTGCAAACTCGATGTGTTCCATTACCTCTGGGTAATCTTGGAAATACTCCCTATGCATATCGAAAACTCTGTCTACTTGTTCAGCCCAAGTTTCTCTCCTGTTTTCTTCTGGCAAATACTTTGCGTATTTTGCAATTCTAGTATACTCTTGTAGTGTGTTTAATGACATATATTTTCCCTTCCCTTGTTTGTTACTTTTTCTTATATAATGTTAGAAGCTTCTTTTCTTGCCTTTTCTTCGCGTCTTTTTCGACATCTCCGATTGTCTCTCCGGTACTTGGCAATACTTTAATGGTAATGTTGTTCGTACTCATAAAAATAGGAAATATTAATCCATCAGGACCATTTCTATTTTTAGCAATAAAGATTCTCCCTTGGTTATTCAGCTTGTCCTCTGCTGTTCTGGAAATAGAAAAAATAAAGTCTGCGACGAAACATTTATTGAAAGCCTCCGAGATAGATTCCATTGTTATAACTTCGGCGTTTAATCCAGAACGATTAGTTTGGCTGGCTGTCCAAAGACAACATTCGAACTCTTGCGCCAAGCCACGAAGCTGTTCATAAATAGTCTCCAATTCGTGTCTTTTCTCTCTTAATCCAGAAGTTGGTCTCAAAAGATCTGCATAATCGACAATAATAACGTCGGGTTTGAAACCTCTTTTGGTAACTTTTTCTAAATGATTCTTCAAAGTCACAGGTGATGAAGACTTTGTTGGATATTCTTTAACGATTAATTTTCCTTCAAGACCTTCAATCTTTTCATAAATTTCATCTTTAAAATCTGGTAAATCTCCAAGCGGAACATTAGTAATACAACTATCAAATCTCGATCCCACAACAGTGTCAGATAACTCCAAGGTATAGTATATTACATTTTTTCCAGCGATCAGTGCTTTGGCTCCTAAGTGGACGAGCGCCATACTCTTGCCGGCTCCGGTAGGGGCTATTACAACACCAAGCTCGCCCTTGCCTAAACCTTGCTTGGTTATTTTATCGACCTCTTGCCATCCCGTGGCTACTGGATTTCTAGATTTAAAAAGAAATCTCTGCTCAAAGTCTTTAATATAATCATGACCAAAATTAGAATCAGAACCAAGAACAATGGCCTCATTGATGACGCTAGATATCTCATCGAAAGAGTGGTTTTCTAAAAGTTTTACAGACTTGAGCATTGCTTTTTTTAAGTTTTGCTTTCTGCAAAAATCTAACGCTGTTGCCTTAATGTAATCCGACCCTTCGATTTCGGTGCGGTATATTCTAGCTAGAAAATCCCTAACTCTTGTCTGGACGGACTCAAGTTCGTCCGAGATCTGTGTTCGAACTATGGTTTTCATTCGGTCTTCTGAAGGGTGTTCTGGATATTTTTCTCTATAGTCCTTGATTAGCTTTACAAAAACTTGTAGATACTTTAATTCCAAAAAATCGATATCTAAAACTTCAAATATTTGATCTGCAAATGGTCTATCAATTAAAACTAGATGGCATAGGCTTTCTTGAAAATCTTTTCCATAACGACTAAAATCTTCTTTAGACATCAATCCTCCGATGTTTTTAATATATCACGCCAAGAAGAATCTGTCAAGCCTAAACTTTTGATTTGTTTATTTTACTTGAGATTCTCTTACAGTGAGCAAAAAGAGAATCCATATTCAAAGTACCAAATCCGTCTTTTTTCATTCTTGTTAGCACTTCTGTTTTGTTAAACAGTGGCTCAAAGTTATCTAATGCATATTGTATTTTATTTTTTGTCTGGATTGAAATAGCAGGGGAGTATAACTGCATAATCTTGTAATTATCCTCGATTGTTTTTCTGCTTTCCAGAATAGATGTAAAGGCTTTTAGACCAGTATTGTCGTTCTCACAGAATTCAAAAAGATCTTCGAATGTTACAGACTCTTCTTTTGCAAAAAACTGCATCTTTTTCGAAATGGTCTTGAGCCCAACACCACGAACGCCATCAAGATTGTCTGACTTGTCGCCAGCGATGGCGCGAGCCATGGCAAAATTAGTAGGATGGATTCCAAACTCTTCTATTATTCTGGGCTTGTTTACAAATGTTTTTTGTATTGGTCTGTAGAGAATAGTTTCATTATCACAAAGCTGAAAGAAGTCCTTATCACTTGAAATAATTACCTTTTGCCAGCCTTTGTATTTTCTATTTTGAACCACATAGGAAATAATATCGTCTGCCTCAATGCCATCACTAATAAGTTGTATAAATGGCATTTCATTTAACATCTCCATAAGCCTGTGTTGCTGCCATACCTTGTTTTGCATCTCCTGATCTTCAGTGAGAGTTCGGACTGCTCGATTGAGCCTAATTGGTTTTCGACCCTCTTTATAATTTTTATTAGTGGCTTTGCGTTTTTGTGAGCCGCCTGCGCCATCCCAGGCAATTATAACCTCATCTGGCTTCATTTCTCTGCATAGCTTTTGTATGATTTTTATAAAGCCCTTGTAGCCACCAATCGGTTCGCCACTTTCTGAAAGGCTGGGGTTGACGATATACGCTCTAAAATATGCATTTAGGGCATCTATCACCATTAATCTTTTAGACATTTTTACTCCGAATTATCTTGTTTGTCGTCTGTCTTTGTTACTGAATCAACAAAGTTTTTTATGATGGATTGTTTCGTTTCTTCCGAGTCTTGTATTCCCCAAACGTAAACCCAAGAAGTTGTTAGCGATGCTATGTCTTTTTTTACTTTAGATATTTGCTCTTCGAAGTGCTCTATATCTTCTTTTTCTAGCTCGATACTTGACAAGCCTAACTCCAGAGCGATTGAATAAAGTTTTAAAGAATTATCTTCATCCTTTGCTTCCGTGGCCTCTAAGAATTTTTCTTTCTTATCTTGCTCATCTGATTCACCCTGATTGGATAATTTATCTGGATGAATTTTCTTTGCTATTTGTTTGAATATTTTACTTGTACCTTTGGATGCTTTTTTTGCTGCCCTTCTCTGTTCTCTATTGGGCGCTGCTTTTTGTGCAGGAGGGCGTTGTGCGCCTCTCCTTTCTAGTTCTTTTGTGACTTCTAAATTAAAATCTGGAACAGCAGTTTCGGCAATTGTCTTTTGGTATTTAAGCTCTGTTTCCAAGAAATTCATTTCTGAAACAAGCTTATCAAGTTTAATTTTCTTTATCTTGTCATTCACACTAACAATTAGTCTGTCTCTTCTTCAGAATCATAGAAATCGGCAGCGTTTCCTTGGCGCGTGTCGAACTTTCTAATAACTTCTTCATCCATGATCTTATAAACCTGTTGGCGGAATTTGTCATTTTGCATTTTTTCGACCCACTTTGCAGCTTGAAATTTCTCTGTTGTTCCGTCATCAAACACCATAGTATACCATGCTCCAGAGCGAAGAATTCTATCTGAGCCGCTTACAGCATCGAAAAGAGATTCGTCATCTTGAATTGCTATGTCATCACCACCCCACAGGATTCGGAAATTACATTGACGACCGGCAGTGCCGAAGCGTGACTTTTCAAGTTTTACTTTGACTTCAGAGCCGATTCGGAAACCATTGTCATCCAAGACGAAGCTCGCCTTTGCTTTTCGACCAGTTAGCCAAACCCGGAGAGAGTAGGTATAATTCATTGCTTTTCCGCCGGGAGTCACATATGGCGTTGTCATAGCTTCAGATGGGCTTCTGGTGATATTTGTCTTTAGCTGATTCAAAACTAGCAACGTGGCGTTTGCATTGGCGATTGGAACTGTGAGTTTGGACATTGCACGAGCTAGGATTCTGGCTTTCATAGCCATTTGTGACATCGGATCAAAGCTGCCTTCAACCTCTGTGATTGCAGGGGTCAGTGCCAAGGAGTCCCAAATAAATAAAAATTGGTTTTCAGAGGCCAGAAGTTCTTCGATTGTCTCCAGCACAAACTCAACAGACTGTGCTTGGACATAAAGAAGGTTGTTTAAATTGCAGCCAGCATTCGTGAGGAAAGAAGGATCAATTGCAGATTCCGAATCGAAATAGACAACATCAATTCCCATCTTTTGTGCATTTGCTGCGATTTGTGCAGCCATGTATGACTTGCCAGTGGCTTCAAGACCTGCAATTTCTGAAACCTTACCAACGGGGATCCCAGCATATTTGCCTTTGCAAACAATAGAATCTAGCCATCGTGACCCAGTAGGAATCCACTGTGTTACTTCTGTGGGGTTTTCATCATTTAGATCATGAGCGACATTCATGCCCGCTCTTTTATTAATTGCATTTCTCATATCCGCTAAAGAAATTTTTCCAGCAGATGTTTTTGTTTTCTTAGGCATATATAACTCCTTTTTATTTATTATAACTTATAAACTTTTTTTTGTCAAGCACTTTTACCATGGATCACCAGACATTTTTAATGATGATGCCATTTTTTGAGATTCATATTTATATCGCATTTTCATAATCTTGGTATTACCTGCCATAATTCCAACGGACGTATCTCCTACAGGGACAACCCTAATTGGGTCTGCCATTAATGCTTTGTATTTTTCATTCTTTGTGGGGTCTGAAATGTTTGCAGAATAGTTTCCGTTCTTACCTCGACCGGTAACTTTAATATAATATGGATAAGGTGCGTTAGCGTCCAACCAGTAATCAATAATATGCTCTCTCAAATCCTCGTCACCCATATATTTAAGTCTTTCCAGCAGCATATCTCTTAATTTTTTTAGAAGGTCGTAACCGGCTTGTTCGATGTCTTTAAACACCTCTGGCTTCTTCGTCTTTAGGCTTCTAATATATTGCTTTCGAGTTGTTTGCTTTGGTGGAAGAATATAATTTTCTATTACTTCCAGTGTGGCATCTTTTACTGTACCTGTAATGTCTATCCCTAGTGCGCTTGCGATTGGCTTTGCGCCGGGATTTTTAAATCCTATGTTGGATGCTGACTTAGTAGACTTGGCCGAGAAACCCAAGAAGTCATCACCAAATTTTGCCAAAACATCTGTAGGGTTTCCCGGCGAGGGCGGTGCAGTAATCGCGGAAGCTAACACATTTGGGCGAGCTGTCCACCATATTTCGCTTGGATCACCTGTCCACCCATTCGACGCTGCCCAGTTTAGTGCGTCCTCTGCCATAATCTTGGCGCGACCTTTTTGATCATTTACCTCTTGAGGGGTCAGCTGTGATGCTTTTTCTTTCAAGGCTGCTTTGGCATCTTCAGAGTTCTGGATCTTAGACCAGCCGCCAGATAAATAATAAGCCATCATAATTTCATTAATATCTGCAAGTAAAGTATTTCTTGACATTGTTTATCCTATGATAATGATTTCAGACGAAGAGCCCATCTTTTTTGTTGATACGTTCTTCATACCGTAAGCCCAATCAGCCTCAACGATTTTATAATTTTTATATAAATCTCTAATCTCTGGAGAGTTATTGTAGGAAAGAACCCAGTTCCCTCTTTGCGTTAGAATATCATGCAGACCCTTGTGGTCGAATGATGAGTGCAGATCTCCATCTTTTCCATAGAGCCTGTCTCTATCCATCCAATATCCATCAACAAGCTTGCCAGTTCTTTCATCAGTATGCTCTGGTATATATTCTTTCTTTAACATATAGGGAGGGTCTAAATATAAAAATGCATCAGGGTGTGCGGCAATTGACTCTTCAAAAGAAGCCCTCTTTACAGTAAGATTATCTTCCCTAAAAGACCTTAAATTATCTAGTGTAGTTTCTGTCAGCCTTGCCCAACTTGCTTTCCAAGACCATCCACCAGAAGTCGTTGCGCCAGAAAAACTTGTTCTGTTGACAATGTAATATTGCGCTGCGGCTTTAAATAGCCTTTCTCCTTTTGGCTTTTGAGATCGAGTATTGACTAATTCTCTGATGTCTTCAAAGTGCAGCTTGGAGACACCTTTTATGGAGCCTTTCATTACTTCTACAAGCTTATCCATATCGTTCTTTTTATTCTGACATTTTTCAAATTCAGAACGAAGGCGTTGATCATCTGTATAATTAATTACAGGCTCTCTGTATTTTTCTACTTGTTGCAGTAGACTTTCTGGATCTTCTAATAGTGCTTCCCAGAACCATACAAGGGGTGCAAAGATGTCGTATGCATACACCTTTGCACCCCGTGCGGCCACTGCTAACTCTATTGATCCTCCACCGAGGAAAGGAGAGCAAAGCTCTTTACAATCTTCGGGGATAAAAGGGAGAATGTGTTTGACGGCGCGTGATTTGCCGCCCGGATAGCGTAGTGGCGTTTTCATTAGTAATCCTTTGCCTTAAGAATTAGATCACCGTCTATGTCATGGTCATCAACTGATTGGGGAACAAATCCTTCCAATGTATAAGGGGCAACAAGATTCTCTACGTCGAGGGTGAGACCAGTTAATCGACTATTCATCTTCTCAACTGTGTCCTCCCAAGCTTTTTTTAGAAACTTTTCTGCAATTTCTGCATTTTGTTTTGCATCAGCATAACTAAAGTCAGATGTATATCCTACAAGTGGAAGCGTTAGCTTATTTGAAGTTAGAATATGATCAGTCCAAAGTCTCTTCACGTAGGTTATGTCTTTGAAATTAAAAAGAACATAATCTTTGTTTCTTACCATGTCGGTATTGTCGTCAAGCCACTGAACTGCGGATTCTTCTTCTCTATTGAGCATTGCCGAGTCTGCCTTTGCGATACTTCTCAAAGCAGAGTTGAATACTTTTCCGATTGAAGATTTAGTCAAAGTGCGATATGCTCCCACAGACTTAAGATATTTTTTACAGCCTTGATCATCTTTGACCGTACCTTCTTCAATTAAGAGAACAATCTGGCGAACAAAGCTTTCGTATGAAGTTTTTTCTTTCGGATCACCATCATTGTTGCCTTTGTTGGCTGCAATCATTTTATGGTAATTGTGCTGCCTCAACTGTTCTGCATTCATTTCTTTAGTCGGCAGTTCAGCAAAAACGGCAACTGGACAATAATCCTCGCCTCGGTCAATGAATGCGCGAATGCGACCTCGACCAGTGATTGGCATACCGTTGTCAAGTCTTACTTGAGGACAGCCTAGTCGTGTAATAAATCCAGCTTCTTCGATATAGTCTGCCAGTAATTCAGAACGAGGCTTATCATCTTTGACTCGTGCGCCATCTGTTTGGTTGAGTGCTTTCACATCTTCCAAAGAGATTTCTTTTAGATTTAGCCATGCGAATCCAACAAAATGATAGGCCGGGGTCAGATCTGTACTTATAGTGCCGTCTGCTACGTGTGTTCGGAATTCAGATAAATGCACTTTATCTTTATGCATCTTCAACTGACGACGATTTACGTGGTTGAACAAATAACTGTTATTAAAAACTTTTTCCACTGCTGTACAAAAAGCTGACAAGTCAGAGTTATCTGATGATGGTGTGAGGATTTCAAGATCCTCTTTTTCTTCTGTGTAATTGTCATATGACATTTAAGTCTCCTTGGCATCCAATGCCTGTTATAAATTGCTCGATTGCCCGAAGGCATTTGAGCGTAAGTGACAATCTTTTTGTATCATAATGCCATTGGATATTTATCATAATACATGTATTATAATAACACTTAATACAGTCCCTGTCAAGGATTATATTAAGAATTATTGCAACAAACGCAAATGAATGCGAGGCACTTGTATAACCGCGTGCCCCGGCGGTGTAAGACGAGTAGCATATTAATAGCTCTCGTCGTTGTTTGAGTGGGATTGAGGCGATGGTCGAAAATCCACCACGTTATCTTGGGGGGAATTATTGATAAACACCGACGCTCCGGCGGATTCGAGAGCGGTCTTGATTGACGATGCATCTGCAAAAGATGAAACCGCTGCAATGGTTATAGGTGCAGAATCGACCATACTCTTGGCTTCTTTCAAGCCCAAGCCGGTGGCGGCGCGAACTGCTTTAATGACCTTGATTTTCTGTGTGCCGTAAGAGTCCATGACAACTTTATAGTCATCTTTGATAAGTTCTTCGAACTGTTGGGCGACTTGTCGAAATTCTTGGTCGAGGATGCGGTCTGTCGCATCGACCTCTTCTACCTTAGTAACTCCTGCGACTTCAGCAGTACGCATCGTTACATAGTCCGTGTCGTAATGGTCAAGTGCCCAAGGGCACTCTGAGATCTCTAGTGCTTTCGCGACGGCTTCGTGAAAGTTTTCTGCTTTAATCGTCAGTCCGAATTCTACTTCTGCTCTTATTTCGATATCCCAATTGGGAATATTATCTTTATACATGATATTTCCTATAGGCAGTATTGCCAGTTGGAGTGAATAATAAATCCAGTTTGCCAGGAGGCATTTTGGATAACAATCTTTTTACATCGTAGTTGTCATTGGATGTTTATTAATATAACACGAAACAAAAACCTTGTCAAGCATTATTTTAAAAAAAATTAAAAAATATTTTGCAAATAAAAAGGGTGAGGCATCTGTAAACCCATGCCTCCCTGCGGCTGCAACACGCGCTACTCTTCTTTATAATAATTGGCAAAGCCCATGAATGTTGGTGCCCAAAGACCAACGAAAAGAGCAAGTCGTTGTGTTTGCTCTAAGCTTTCTCCAGTGGCACCTGCCCAAATAGCGATTGACAAGGTGATAGAAAGTAGTGTTGCGACGATGAAAGAGTTAGAAACAACTCGGTTTTCTTTTAGAATGTTCATTTTTTCCTCAATTATAGTTTAAAAAGGGCGAGGCATCTGTGAGCCCATGCCTCCCTGCGGCCAGACACGAGTTGGGATTAGGTAGCGATTTCCTGTCCGGTTGTGTTTGTTGTTACTTCTACAAGTTCAATTTCAAATTGAAGCGTTTCTCCTGCTAATGGATGGTTTAGGTCAATGGTTACTGTTTCTTCGTGTTGCTCTGTGAGGCGACCAACAATAGTTTGTCCGTCTGGAGTACGGAGAGGGACAGGCATTCCGTTAACCAATTCTAATCCTTCTGGAAATCCAGACTTGGGAAAAGTAGTCTGCGCTTCTGGGTTAATTTCTCCGTATGCCTGATCTGGAGAAAGGGTAACTGTTTTAGTTTCGCCCACAGTCATTCCATCCACTGCATTATCGAATCCCGGAATCATCTGTCCAGAACCCAATGTAAAAATAATTGGCTCTTCGCGAGAATAAGAACTATCAAATTCAGACCCATCTGCTAAAGTTCCTCGATAATGAACAGTAGCGGTGGTGCCAGCGGTGGCAGTTGTTGTGTTTGTATTTTCTGTTGTCATTAGTTTCCTCTTTTGGAATTAAAAAGTGAGACATCTTTAAACCCATGCCTCCCTGCGGTTCGGAGGTTGAAGTTAGTTCCCACTTAGCTCGTTGAATGCAGCTAGGACACTTGGAGTATCGTCGTCAGTTACTAATTCTTGAGGAGCCTGATCACTTTCGTGCTTACCCTCAAGGTGGCTCATATAGCCGTCGAGTGCCGCTTGTACATCTGCTGTACTTTTTACTTGGAATACCGTGTCGAACTTTGGCATATTTTCCAAAAGACGATTGCATTCGCTATCCCCGCCGACAGCTTCGTCACACAAGGGGCTAGTTCGCCTACGCGGTGTCAAGGTTGTCTTGGGGAAGGATGCGCCTGGTGGCTTTCCATAAGTGAGGCTCAAGTCTGTACCTTCTTCGATATCTGTGATATCACCATACTCTGGATTGAGAACTAGATTTAGTAAAGAAGTATAAGCCTCTTTGCCATAGCCCCAAATTCTAAGTCCTTCTGCTTCTTCGCCGCGCACAAGCACTGGTGAAAAGAAACGTTGGCGAGGTGACAGATCTTTTGCCATCTTCATTGTGTCCTGATCTTGACTATCATTAAACTCTTTCCAGAGCTTATCTTTAAAATCACAGATCGGACATTCATCTCCGTGATTTTTCTTAGGGCACAAAAGACCGCCCTTTTGGTCTGGTCCCAAATTGTAGTGAAACCAATAATCTTTGAACGGGTCGCCGTCCTGTGTAGGAACAATTCGGATTGATTGTGTTCCGTCTTTCGGTCGCCAGAATGATCCTCCAGCTTTACCGTTGTTTTTTACTGAATCGAGTCGTGCTCGAATTTTTGCGATGTCTAATCCCATCTTTTTCTCCTGTTGTTTGTGCCGATATTGGCTATAGTCAAGGCGACAAATATTTCGCCCAGCTCGTTTTAAAAATTATTTTTGAATGTGAGGTGTTCTAGAAATAACATATCCAATGTCATACTCATATTCCGTAGAATAAATTGCATATGCTATGCTTACGTTTTGTTCTTTTTTTGATTCAATTTGATTTTTTACTTTCTTCATAAAATCCTTGTCGGTTTTTAGTTTATCTTCACTTACTCCATAAATATAACACTTATTTCTGGGGTTGTCAAGGGAAAAAAACATTTTTTCTTCATTTTTTTGCGTATCGAAGAGGCCGACAGTGAATATCCTGTGAGTTTCTTTTGCTTTTGGAATTATTCCAGAAACTGCCTTGTTCTTTTGAAAGTAATTTAACATATGGATGGTTGGTACTATCGCCTCGTTTAGTTTATCGTGATAGCCGATGACAGGTGCGCCGCCAATAACTCTTTCTACTTCCGGATTTGAAATGATTATCATGCTCTCAAACACACCAGATCGTGTGTATTCTTGCATTACGTTGTATACTAACTTATCAATCATTAAAGATTCTTCATCCAACATTGAGGTATCAGGCTTAATATATAAAATTGAAATTTTTCTGTTCTTGATCGCTTCTAGGATTCTCAAAGAACCGCAAGATACTTTGCTACCGCCACCAATAATAAAAACGGTTTCCCCCTTTACTCCTTTAAAAAATGTTTTAATCTTTGGGTATGAGTGCGACTCGTATCCCTCAGCCGACTCAAGCATAGGTATACTATAGCAGTTCTCCCCCTCGATGTCAACATTTATTTTAAAAATTTTATATTGTGGGTACTCTGCAAAGGCTTCAGCTATTTTGCAACCTGCACTTCCCAATCCTATAATGTTCAATTTAAACCTCTAACTTTTTAAGATTTCCAAAATTCTTTCCGACACTAACATTAACTTTGAATTTTCCAAGCTCTGTGTTGGAGAAGATATTTAACAATTCTGGGAGTCTTTCTTTGTCTTCGACCGATAGGTCAAGTACAACAGAATCATGGACCGGGAAAGCAACATACGATTTACAACCTTTTAAATAATTAGATAACTTAATCATTTGTCTCAATACATTTTCTGCACAAGTTGATTGAATAATATAGTTTAGGGCAGTTCTTTCCTCGGAAGGAATAACCTTGTTCCAAAAGGTTGTCACTTGTCCCTGTGCGAAGTACTTTTGTACCACTGATTCTCTGCCATAGGCATGCTCACAAAGGGGATCATGACTTTCCGGATTATATAACCAAGCGAAGATTCTTTTCTTGGCCTCATCTCGTGTCAACTTTCCTTTAAAAACATTTTTAATGTTCCACTCGTGTATGTCTCCGTCTGGCTGTGACCTTCCCTGCAAAGACAACAAGGTTCTTAGTTCTGCGGCGTTAAAGTCTAGTTCTACAAAGTAATCATTGTTTGGTTTTAAGATTGGTCGGAATTCTTTGTCCAATGTCAAAATAGGAAAACTATTTTTTATTGTTGTTAATCTTCCTGTCTTGGTTCCCCACACATTGAACTTACAGTAAGGCTCGATCTTTCTTAGTGTTTGGGAAAATTTTCTATGTTTTGCCCTATATAATGACAATTCTTTTTTGTCGATGTTTAGCCTTGTGTGCTTAATGTCTTCTAGGGCTTGTATGAGATCGACCATGTAGTCATAGTTATCTGGCTTTTTGTAGGTTTCAAAAACGTGCTTGCAGATTAAATCTTTTATATAACACCATTCAAGAAGAAAACTCTTTGGAACTAAATCGTAAAAACAGTTCTCATTTAGCGATATTTGCGATGTAATAAAAGATTTAACGTAAGCCTTGAATCTTTTTTCTACGCGCTCCAGACGCGGGATTAGAGCCTCTGGGCACACTTCTTTAAGTTGCTTTCCTTCACAGTATATTTTAGCGTACTGAATATCTCGATTTTCTAAGAATGATGAATAAGACCATGTTTCTGAAATATCGACTGGCAGCGGCTCATTAAAGAGCAGTATACCATCTTGGTATATTCCAACACATTCCTTTTTATCATCTAAGGTTTGAAATAACAAAAGAGCCTCAATATATACTTTCAATCTTCTTCTTAATTAACATTTTAACATGTTGATCAAATTTGTCAAGTGAAAAATCTTTATTTGTTGAAAGTTTTTTCTTAATCAAGGTATATGTCGTTGATCCTTCGAAGTAATAAGGCAAATTAAATTTAGACTCCAAATATAATAACGATGCATTTGTGTCAAGATCAGTTGCGTTAAAAATTATTTTTTCCAATTCGTTATTGGAATACACAAGATTGTTTTCTTTATTTTTTATATGGATGTATTTTTTCAAAAAATATGCCGAATTGAATATATCTCTTTCTATCTCTTCTATGGTGTGTTTTTTGCGACTGAAAGAACATATACCCTCTCGTCGAACGGGCCTCTTTTCTACAAAAGTATTATACCCAACAAGCATTAGTGATGTAAGCTGTGTGATGTCAGAATTGGCAAGTTTAATAAACCTCGAAGATAAATATACGTCTGCCAAAGATGTTCCGTCAAATAAGTTTGGTAATTCTTTTTTATTCACTGGCGATGATAAATCAAAATTTAATCTCCATGGTATATTTTTGTCTATAAGGAATCCAAAATTCACTGCCGCCTCCCTATAGAATTCAAAGTTCGGGGAATCCAAAAAGATCTGCTTGTCAGCATTGTTTGATGGATCTAAATCGGATATTTCTAAAGACATCCCAGAGGATAAAGCTGAAACTTTGTTAGACATATAAAATGCCGTTCTGGTTATAAACTCTATTTCGGCACTTTCTAATATATAGGTGAACATCCTTTCAAAATAAGACTTGACATCTATTATTTCATTTTCTCTTTGTGCGGAAATCAAAGAATTGTTGAAATTTGTTATGAGTTGGGTGACATACAAATTGTAGTCTACGTCAGCATCATGATAGGCTCTAAAAATTTTAATGTTGTTCAAGTATGCATCTTCGGCGAGTGCGCCAGCTCTAGTTCTTTGAGTAAACAGGTTTTGCATTTTTTGAAATGCGGCGGCTGGCTCTGGTAAAAGATAAGCATTATCTTCTTTCGAGAGAGGAATCAGGGATAATTTATTGACACGTATTGGTATAAAACCCCTATCAACCTTGCCATAAAGTAGGTTTTCGAAAGACCAGTAGTCCTTTATACCACTGGCGTTAGTGAAAAATTCGCCGAAGTCTTCCGGTAGGTTAAAAATTGCTTCATACAATATTCTATCTAAAAAAAGTTTTTTTAAATTTGTTGTATTGTTGGCGATAAACTCTGCCATGTTTACTTACTTCCTTTATCCGTTCTTTTTTGGTTTGAATCCAGACGCTACAAAGTCTGCCTCAAGTTGGGTAGAAAAAGCACCATCTGATATTTGGCTCCTGACTGTCCTTATCTGATGATATCCTCCCAAGCCCATAATCTGATATGCGCTTCCTTCGATCCATGGTCTTCCAGAGCCACCAAGAGAGTGAGCTGGGTTGACATAAATCAATCTACCGGGGTAAAATAGTGTGTTTCCAAACATATCAATATCAACAGAGAACTGATTTGCCAACAAAGCATAAGGATTTTGTGTTTCAAAAATTCTTTGCTCTTTAAGATTTTCAATGTCCGTTTTTTTAAATGTAGCACTTTTTACAACAGAGTCTTTTGACCCAAAAACAAAATGATATACACCCCTTTGATCCAAGTCTTCCCTTTTTGACCTCGCATAATCATTCGGATATTTCAAAAAATATTCCGAACCATCTTTTGGAACGGTGTAAATGGACATGTAACTATAGTTTGTACCCGGCAAGAAAGATGACCTCAAAGAACTAATAGACTCCACCAAGCCAACGGTTTTATTTTTAGAGTCAATAAAGGTAGTCTGGTATACGCTCTTAGTTGGCTTGTAGTTTTCAGAAAATTTTTCGATTTTATTTTCTACCAACTTGGCCAATAACTCTTTAATAAATTCATTAATACTTATTGTTATTCGTCGTTTGGCAATCACTTCTTCATAAAAAAAGTTAGCTAACAATTTAACATCTATAGGAATGTCTGCAATATTGATTTCACCTGAGCCAAAACCAGTATTTGTGGTCAATATTCTGATACTGTTACTGACATTAGGGTCTCTACCCAGGGCAACTAATTTTGCTGAATCTGTGGCATTAACTGCCATTAAATCTAAAAGATCTCCCAAATAAACAAAATATATGTCTTCGCTTTGATCGTTTTCATCAGCTGCTGCGTTTTGCCAAGTATCTATATCTTGTTGTACATTTATTTTTTGCTCATCTGATAACTTATTCGATGAAGCTATTGCGGATACCGCTTGAGGGTCTACACCTTGGAAATTCAAAATTTGAGAAAGAGATGCTTTCAAATAATGTATTCTATTTTTCTCTAGCAACTTTGTAAAAATAAATTTATATGAATCCCTGACAGCCTCTTCTTTGATTTTACTAAATTCATCATCTAATTTCTTGAGTTGTTCAGATGATTTATCGTTATCTCCCGATGTAGTTTTCTCTTTTGCGGCATCTATTTGGTCTTTTTTATCTTTTATTTGACCGCAGATAAACACGCTTGGCAAGATGGCATTCAAGAAGGAGTTTTTTGCCATTGTCTCATAGGCAGAATGATATTCAATGTTTAAAGTGAAGGCTGCTGTGGTGTCACTATCAAAATCTAGTTCATAGTTTATTTGTTGCAGGAACATTGTTATTTTATTTTCTTCTATTGCCTTCATTTCCTCACTGGTAAAAAGACTGCTTCCGCTGGGTGTGGCCCAGCCTACTTCGGCTAATACAAAAGCATTTGTATCTTTTCCAACCTTGGCATCATCTATATTTACCGCCTCTCTTGGCAATATTAAATCTAAATATGTAAAGGTAGACCCATCGTTGCTCTGTCTCTCGGCGGTGAGTTGTCCAAAATCTTGAAAATACAAGCTCAAATTTGCAGATAAGTCTGTAAACTTGGTCGCCTCATTTTGACCATTGTATTGCCACTCGAAAGACCTTATTCCAAAGCCATCTCTATTTTTAAAATATTGCCCCTTATCATTTGGGGATTGCCTAAAGATCTTTCCTGTTTGTGCATATCCTAGACTTACCGTAGGAAATGGAATTTCTATTTTTTTCCTCTTGGAGCCTTCAATAATAATTTTAAAAAGCTTTATGCGCGGAACGAGGGACGACAGCTGCTCGGTTGTGAATCCCAATAGTTTTGCACCCTCTTTTTTTCCCACATATGGACCAAGAGGGTTTGATGAGCTATCCGGCACCCTAGAGACCAAGGTTCTGTGATATTTTGGATAAACCTTGCTGCTTCTTAGGACTTTGTTTATTTCATTGCTGTTTAACAATAAGTAATTCTGATGTACGAAAGATGCGGCTTTTGAATATTCTTGGGCAATATAGTTTTCAATATCTTCCACTGCCTCTTCGGGGGTTTTCTCCCCTGATTCTACAGCTTTTTCTGCCTCAAATATTAGGCTAGGGTCTTTTTTTAACTGTTCTTTTGCTTCTGGGCTTAAAGAATCATTTTCGTCAATTGACTTATTGCGGGCTGCTCTAATTTTATTTGATTGGTCGCTCTTCTTGATCAAATCAAATTTTGTTAAAAGTAGTGCAAACTTATCTTCTGATGAATTTGACAACTTCGCAACTGCATCAATATCCGTAGCATTTAAATACGGATACTGTTCTTTATATATCTGATGGCGCTGTTCTCTGGTTATATTCGCACCCAAGACCTGGGCGACCTCTTTTGACTTTCCGGACGGTTGAAGAGTCGAACCCTGATTGGAATTGTTGAACGATTCCTCAAAACCATCAATGGTATTTAATAATTTATAATCTTCATTAGTTTCCAGTATGCTCATTCTGGCACTCTCCTAGACTCTGTAAAACTCTAATGCCTGCTCTATAGAAATTGGCACGTAATATATATCGCCAACTTGGAAATGAGACTCTGTAGGTTTTTGATTAAATTGTGCAATGACCCACCAATATCTGGGATCCCCATAATAATCAGATGCCAACTTATATAGCCTATCACCAACTTGCCATCTTCTCGTTTCGAACTTTATAGCTGACATCTCATCGCTATTTGGGTAGTATAGAGTTCTTGAGCTATATTGACTTATTTGATTGATGCCCCTGTCTCTGAAAAGCTCATCATACGATTCATCTTTGTTGATAATAATTTTTCTTGTTGAATATCTTGATACTGGCATTAATTTCTCCTAGTCATCGGATTGGACCGGACCTCCGGCTACGGTGCGAACGGGTTCTAATACCTGTTCACCACGACGATTGGTTGTGACGGTACCCACAATGGCTATTGTTTGTGGATCTGTTGCGGGTGCGACAGGTCCGGGTGTGAGGGCAGCTGAATCAAGAAGTGTGTATTGTCTCGTTGTGTTGATGACTGCGCCGCCGAAAGATACAGATACTCTTTTTGGAAAAGTACCAAGCTTTCCGAAGACATTGTCGGTTAATCCACCGACTGACGAACCACGAATTGCTGCAATTTTTCTTAGCCTGTCTCCATAGTCAACATTTAGAGAATTTGGCGCGATTATCAAAGGACTCTCGACATAACCATTGTTTTTAAGAAGGGTTATTTTCCACAAAGGTGCTCGTGCAATATTATTGCCTTCATATATCGGGCGGGCGAATTGGTTTAATGCTCTGAGTAGTGTTTTGAATTTTTTGACTGAAGTAAACGTCTTAGCCACTGTTATGCTTATTGTTTGACCCGTGGTCTTATAGCTCTGTATGGGGTCTTGTCTTCCGTATACGGAAATGGAATCCCAGCTTATATCGTAATCCAAAGTGACACTCTCAAGGATATTAAAATTTAATTTTCCTTTTATCTTGTCTGGATATCTTTCTATTGAAACTTGTGCCATTCTTATCTACCTCCTGTTGTTGAAAACACTGGGCGGCCACTCATTTTTCTTTCTAGCCTATCTTCTTGAATATCAAAAATCTTATCAAGGTTGCCATTAATATTGATTACCGGGGTGTTGTCGCCCTTATTATTATTTACCATTGCATTAGTTAGTTGGTCAATTGAATTTTTCAAAGCATTATTTGATTCCACCAAAGCTTCTTCGATTTCCATTCTAGCTTGAGCAATCTGATTCGCTTCGTTTCCGGCATCAAAGCCGAAGGCACTAGCAACAACATTTATTCCAGTTTCGAAGACCTGTGTGAGAACTCCCAAGACTTCTGGAGAAAGAAGAAAACTAACAAAGTCCTTCATAACCCCAAACAGATTTTCAACGGCTCGGATCGGTGCCGTAATTGCGGCACCCATCGCTCGGAAAGCATCGCCGAAGAGACCCAAGACGGCAATAAACGACGGACTATTTCCGATAAAAATCATTGTGTACAGATCTGAAAGATAATTTATCATACTTGCGATCTCTTTAACAAAGCCCACAATAGGTCCAGATAAGAAAGAGATCGTGCCAGCGAGCATTCGGAACCCGACACCCATTCCGGTGACTTCAAACAGCAACCAGCCGATGTAACCAATTACTGTCATGACTGTGCTGCCAATATCTTGTAAGACAGGAATCAATTTTTGCGACATGGTTTTTAATACAGGATCTAACTCTTTCATAATGGGTCGGACAGCCTCCGCAACCTGATCAAAGCCACTCTTGACTGCCAAAAATGCGCCGTAAAGAATTCCTGCCACGATGATTATTGGCGAGAGGACTTGAACCATCCAGAGCGTTAAGACTGTCTTAAGCGCCATAACAGTGCCGCTTGTTTCATTTAAAATCTCGCTAAAGCTACCAATGTAGGAATAGACTAGACCAAGACTTGTGATGAGTGCGGCTATGGCTGCTATAATTATACCTACTGGTCCACCTGCTATTGAGCCCATGGCTACACCAATGGCAAGAAGCGCGGGTGGAATTAATGCCAGAGCCACCTTGAACGATGGATATTTGGCCATAAACGAGGCTATTCCGCCTAGAAATCCCTTAAAGGCGCGGATGGCTGGCTCTAAGTTTGCCACAAGCGAGGTTAACATACCTGTCAATATTTCCATGACTGAATTAAATTTTGCTGTTTGTTCTGCGAGCGTTTCAAGATCGGCTGCGCTTTGTTTTGTTTGTGGCTCTAATAAGTCAAACCTGTTGTTCATAAGTAGGGCAAGTTCCGAAACGTCTGCCAGACCAAGGGCGGCTGCTGTTGCCTGTCGCTCATAGTACCCCATTTGGTCAAATGATTTTCCAGCATCATTAATTGCACTGGATAACATTCTCATTCTCTCTGTCGGGTCAGTATTCTTAATCATCCTAGTTGTGCTTAGGTATGGTCCACCCAATAGGGCATTTAGTTTTCCTACTGACTGTGCTGCCCCCTCGAAGGTATCAAATTGCTTTGTTATATTAAGCAATGATTGAACCTCTATCCCTGCTGCCTTTGCGTTGACGGCTAGTTTTTTATACACATCTGATGATTTGTTCCCAAATGCTGCCAGTTGCGGTAGTGCTTGCTGGAAGCCCTCTGCCATGGCTTGGGGCGGCATGCCTATCTCTTGAGCCAAGACAAACATTTCACGCTGAAGACTACTAGCCTCCGCTTCGGTCATTGCAAAAGCAGACATTAAAGTATTATATGTTGCTGCGGTAGTGGTTGCCGATACGCCTAGCTCGTTAAGGAGTGCTGTGTTTTTCACTATTGATCTTTGTTGTGTTTCGCCGATGCGGTTAAACGCGCCGAAGTTTTGAATGAGACCCGTGTAGGCTTCTGAAATATCGCCTATTCCTATTGCCAAAGGCGAAAGATTTCTTTGTAAAGCAATCATTTGATCGCCAAACATATCTAGTGCGCCCGTAGACCTATTGAATTTTGTAAAAACTAAATCTGTTGCAAAAGATAG